ATTAGTTCACAACAAAATGGATTACCAACAACAGGCACAGAACCAGGGTCTAGCGTACCTGGAGCTAATGCAAATGGAGGCATGGAAATACCTCAAGAACTATTACCAAGAGCAAGTTGATGCTATCACTAGTCGCTTTCTTGTAGGTGATGATATTAAAGATAGCGAGAGATACCAAGTAGTCGGGTTAGTTAGGTTGATGAATCATATCGAAGAATCAGCTAAAAAGATTGCTAATGGATCCAAAGGAAATCAAGCCAATCCCGAATGAGGAACTGATTGGAGAAAAATATCCAGATATTAAAGGTCGTATAAAAGTGTGTCCTATACACAATAAAGAACATTGGCTTGAAGGTACTTACGATACAGGTAAAGACGGTTCTGTTATATGTACTGAATGTGGGTGGGGTACAAGGGTACCTGGATATATGAGAGTAGTTAATAACAGGGTTATAGATTTAAGAGTTGCAACCAGCTAGGAGTTCGGGCAGGTCTTCTAGCTGATTGGAGTTCTTAACTCCCGATCTTGGTCGTAAACCATGCGTAGTTAATTTTAGGTGTTAATGGTCATCAATAAACCATGCAAATTATGTCAACAATAGACGATTTGGCTGCAGCCCTAAACAATCATCAGGTAACTGACGAGGACGGGCAAGTACGTTCTGAACCAGCCGCAGAACAAGTGGATAGTTTGGAATCTGAAAGCGTACCAACGGAGGAAGTTCAAGAAGAACCTAAACTTCAAGAACAGGAACCAGAGGAAGCAGAGGATGATTCGGGTCGCAAATATGTTCCCCTCAAAAGGTTTAATAAGATCTACGGGGAGAGAGAAGAACTGAAAAGAGAATTAGCCGCTTTAAGGCAACAGGCTCCTGTTAAGGAACCACAACCCGTTTCAGTTCCTTCCTTAGACCGTACTCAAGCATTAGAGATGGAACTCTTATTTGATAAGTACCCTGAATTTAATCCGAATGATGACAAATACAGCCCAGAACTTGATGCTTTAGCAGGAAAGTTCGTACAGGCTAATCCATCATTATCAGCACTACAAGCTGCTCGTGAAGCGAAGGAATTTGCTAAACGCATTGGCAGTAAACAGGCTGGTATTCAACAAGAGTCAGTAATGGTTAAGAGAGCCGTTTCAGATAATGGAATAGCTGGTAGACCTCAAAAGGTATCTACACAACCAGAGATTGATATTGCCACGGCTTCTGCAGACGATTTAGAGAGATATCTAAAGCAGACTGGCAATTGGTAATTTAATTTTTATTAGAATCGAGGTGATATTTAAATGGCCACAGACACAGCAAAATCGTTAACAACGACAGTAGCAGAAGCAGTCAAAGATACATACTATGATAAATTGTTCCTAAGAGTTGCGGAAAAGAAATTAGTCCACAAACAATTAGGTCAATTGAACAGAAAAGTACCAGAGGGAGAAGGAGGATTCGGATCGGCTTCAGTAACATGGACTCGATGGACCAACCTTCCACTCGTAACTGCAGGTCAAGGCGAAGGAGTACCTACAACAGCAGTTTCAATGACAGCAACAAACATTACAGGAACCACAGCTCAGTATGATGCAGCAGTATCAATTTCTGATATTTTGGCTTATGTAAGTTTCGGAGATGTCATGAAATCCGCTATCGAAAGATTAGGATACAATGCAGGACTTTCTATAGATACAATCGTAAGAAATGTTATCTACACAGGTCTTACAATCCAAGCCGCTACAGGAGTTGCAGCAGCAGCCTACACATCTATTCCAGCAACGGGATATTTGAGTACAAGCGAATTGAAGAAAGCTGTAAGAACATTAAGAAGAAATGATGCGATGGAATTAGCCGATGGTTACTTCGTAGCCGTAGCTCATCCAGATGCTTTATACGACTTAATGACTGATACCACTACAGGTTCATGGATTGATTCTAATAAATACACTGATGGTAATGCAGATAAACTCTTAAAGGGTGAAATCGGCAGACTCGCAGGTGTAAGATTTTTGGAAACATCTAATGGAGCTACAAGAGGTACAGGAGTTACATCTTCTTCAACCCTATACGTCACAAGCGTTTTAGGAAGCGATGCATTCGGAGTTACTGAATTACAGAATCTAAAGACTTTCGTTAAACCATTCGGTTCAGCGGGATCAGCAGATCCAACGGATAAGGTAGCTACAGCAGGCTGGAAGACATTATTTGGTGCAACAGTATTGAACTCGGCATTTGGTGTAAACATACATCATACCGTGAGTACGACAGCATAAGAATAGTTTTCCCATTATGGGGGCAAGGTTTTCTCTCGCCTACCCCCATCTTGATTCTTTATATAAAACATCATATAATCGGGACATGAGTTCAAAAACAACATTTAAGTGTGATAACTGCGGTATTTACTACCAACAATATGCTTCACTATCGACAGGGAAAAAGCATTACTGTTCTAAAAGTTGTAATAATGAGGGAAAGTTAACTCACATCTATCAATGTATAGAATGTGGGAAGATTTATCATAGACCAGTTCGTAAAAATCAAAAACCCCAATTTTGTTCAACGGCTTGTCGGACTGCCAATAGGAGAAAAAATCCAAAGGCACTAAACTGTAAATGCCAATACTGTAAAAAGCTTTTTCACAAAATCCCTTATGCCATTGAACATGGAGAGGGTAAATATTGCAGTTGGGAATGTAAAAAATTAGGTTCCAGGGGGACTCATACTTTTGGTAAAGAGGTTCACTATTATTCAAAGGCAAGTTGGCGAGAAATTAGAGAGGCGGTTTTAAAAAGAGATAATTATATTTGCCTTAGATGTGGCAAAAAGGATTCAAGACCATCTGTACACCATCTAGTTCGTAGAAGATTAGGTGGCAAAGATGAACTAGAGAACCTAGTAACCCTGTGTAGGAGCTGTCATGCCATAGAGGATGCCAAACAACTAAACGACCTTGGCCTCAAGCGTATAAAGCACTGATATTTTCTTTTTCTCAAAATTATGATATTTAGGAAGTATGAGTTACGAACCTACATGGAAAGAACATTCCGATAAAGTTTTCACTTCACACGATCCACATGAACAATTCAAAGCCCTAGAAGCCCTAGACGAGGTCAGAACGAAAGAGATGGCCATAAGCAAGAAAGCTAGGGATTGGGAAGAAGGTAGAAAGGCTAGTTTAGCTAAAGAGAAGCCTCAATGGGTCAAAAAGAAACGAGCGGAAGAAACAGCAGAACTAGATTCGTTTATTACGGATCTCAAGAAAGGTGGCAAACTAGATGCACCTATTACTCCCATGCCAGGATATTTGCTAGTTAAACCTGATACACAGAAAGAACAGACGGAAAGTGGCTTATTTTTGGCTATGACTGAGGATATAGAGCCTACTACTGGAACGATAGTGGCAGTTGGAGAGCAACTGGTAATGGCTAAAAACGTATTAAATTGTCCTGTTAAGGTTGGGGATAAGGTTTTATTCAAGAAATTTGCTGGTATGAGTTTATTAGTTGCTGGTGAATCTTGCAGACTTATGCAGTTTACCGATATGTTAGCGAGAATAGATGATTAGCGTAATAATAACAACCCACGATGGGCGTAAAGATTTCTGTAAAAGAGCTATTGATAGTGTATTGAAACAAACCTATTCAGATTATGAAATTATAGTTATGGATGATGCCAGTACCGATGGAACTGATCTGATGGTCAAAGAGAACTATCCTAGTGTGCGGTATCACCGACTTGATGAAAACTCAGGAGGTCCTGCTAAACCTAGAAATATAGGAATAACTATAGCAGAAGGTGAATACATAACTTTTCTTGATTCAGATAATACCTATCGTGAAGACCATTTAATGTTGCTATTACAGGCTATTGAGAATGTAGATGTAGCCTATGCGGATAGAATGATAATAAAAGACGGTAAGCCTATCGGTATAGGCGTACACTCTGATTACAGGCTCGATATATTAACTCAACAGAACTTCATAGATACCTCAGATTTCATTATTAGAAAGCAATTATTACTTGATGTAGGTGGTTGGGATGAGAGATATAAGCGAATGTTGGACTGGAATCTAATGGTTAGACTAGGTAAAAAAGGTTGTACATTTGCTCATGTTCCTGTCATTTTGACTGATTATTATGTCCATGATGATATGTTAAGTCTTAGGGACCCAGTATTAGGCTGGACACCTACAGAACTTGACATAGAACTACCTTTTTGCGGTCACGAGATTAAAGAACCAAGAATAGCGATATTTACTTTAACGTGGGAACGCAGAGAATATACAGAGGTATGTTTTGATACCCTGTATAAGACTACTAATCAGCCTTTTGACCACTACATTGTAGATAATGGTAGCAAAGATGGTACTGTAGCCTACTTAAAGAAATTAAAGAATCCACATGGGAAGGTTCATTTAATCTTAAATAAAGATAACAAAGGTATAGCCATAGCTTCTAATCAGGCTATCAATGCTATGGGAGATAATTATGACATTATCATTAAGTCTGATAACGATGCCTACTATAAATCTAATGGCTGGCTAGAAACAATGGTTAAGATATGGAGATGCAATAGAATGATAGCTTTATCCTGCTATATCGAAGGGCTTAGGGATAACCCAGGTGGAGCTCCTAGGCTTATGTACGGAACCCTTAAGGGCGAACAGATAGGAGTTACTAAACATTTAGGCGGTATATGCCATTTTGTTGATGCTAGAGCATATAAGGAGTTCAGGTGGGATGAAGATTCTACCCTGCACTTCATGTCTGATTTAGTGTTTTCTAACTATCTGTTAAGCATTGGTTACGGCATGGGATACCTAGAGAACTGGTTCTGTGAACATAAAGATGGCACAGCAGGTCAGGAAATCAAATACAAGGAATATTTTGAACGAAGAAAGATTGAACGAACTACTAAATATCAGCGCAATTACAAAGAGATACAGGATGCTGAGAGTGCTTTTAGTACCGATACGATGTGGGGGAAGCGAGAAATAGATTCAATAGATAGATATAAGGAGTTTATTGTAGGAAAAGTCTTAGAGATCGGCTGTAACGATGGTTATGGTATGGAATATATGAAGAAATTAGGCATTGATGTTGAAGGCCTTGATATATCCCCAACTAAGGTTAAAAGAGCCTTAGAGAAGGGTTTAAAGGTCACAGAAGGCACAATGAGCCACTTGCCTTTTGAGGATAAGTCATTTGATACTATTTTCTGTTCCCATACACTAGAACACGCTTCAAAGATTAAGAAGGCCACAGAAGAAATGCGCAGAGTTGCACATAGAGTCATAATAATTGTCCCGATTGAGCCAGAAGGTAGTGATAATCCAGCACATTCTTCCCCGATTCGAGAGGGTGATGGAGTTAGGAGATACTTCAAGGAATGGAAGATGTTGAAAAGCGAATATCTTAAAGACAGAATAGGTTTTGACAATAGTGAATATGTTTTCATAGCCCATGACAACTCCATTAGATAGAACTGTAGTCTTAGATTTTGATGATTATTCTGTACTTAGGAGTAGACCAGACCTATTACGAACCCTTAAAGAATATTATCCGAATTTAAAGGTATCCATGTTCACAATCCCGTTTGATTACGAATATGAAACACATGGAGTCAGGTTAATGAGGGATAGTTGTCTTAAATACATACACGAAAACCTAGATTGGATACAGATAGTCCCACATGGACTTACGCATATACCTAATGAGTTCCTAAACTGTGATAAAGAAACAATGGAGATGGCTTTAACTGCTATAGACGAGGCATTTAAGAACGATGGGTTACCTTATGAGAAGGGATTTAAGGCCCCTTATTGGCTATGGAATAAAAATGTAGTTGATGTTTTAGATGAACATGGATGGTGGGGTGCTGTTGATCCTAACCAGCCCAAGATGGCTCGTACCAAGAAGTATTACGAATATCAGTGGTCAATAGATCAGGAGTTCTGGAAAGACAAGAAGTCTAAAGTGCTTAAACTACATGGTCACATGACACCACCTAATCTCAATAACATTGAAGATTGTTTACTTAATATATTAAAACTTCCTAGCGATACGAAGTTTGGATATGTGACGGATTATTTATGCGAATAACTTATGCACCTAACTCAAGCGGTTCAAGATATTGGAGATTGGAGCACCCATTTAAATATCTGGCAAGAGAAGAAGGTTTCGACATACAAATAGGCGATGGTATTAACGAAGATCAGGTAAGAAACTCTGATGTATTTGTATTACAAGGATGTGTGGATAAAAAGGGTATAGCTTTATTACATGCATACCAGCAAGAACGGGGATTAAAGATTGTTCTTGATGTAGATGACCATTTAGAAGTGGACACTTCCAATCCTAACTATATTCAGCACCAGTATTTCGATGCTTTAAATGTTGTCAAAACAACTTTAGGGATAGCGGATATGGTTACGACAACGACACCGTACTTAAAACGATATCTAGACAAATATAACTCGAACGTAGTGATACTCCCTAATTACATGGACATGGAGTATTGGGATGGCCCTGTACTACCTAACGACTCAAAAGAGATTAGGATAGGGTACTTGGGGTCTTCTACTCACTTAGATGATTTAACCCAGATAAGACAGCCTTTAATCGACATACTCCATGAACACAAGAATGTGAAGTTAATCCTTGTTGGTGATATGAGGTATAGAGAATTATTTGAGGGCTATAATGTTGATGTCCAACTAGGTGTACCGTTTGAGAACTATTCTAATAAACTAAGGGGGTTAAGGCTTGATATAGGGATCGCTCCATTACAGGAGAAGAAGTTCAATAACTATAAATCTCCTATTAAGTGCATGGAATATGGTATCTGCGGAGTACCCGTGGTAGCTTCAAGAACTAGGTTTTATCAGGACTTCATAGAAGAACGAAAACATGGGTATCTAGCTTATAGATATATTGATTGGTGGGCTCCTTTAGAGGCTTTAATTACCAATGAGAAACGTAGAAAACGCATGGGTAAAGCTCTAAGAGAAAAGGTTATGACCGAGTGCAATCTTGCCGACAAAATTTATTTATGGAAAGATGCTTATAATGGACTTAACATTTAAATCTTCGTCACCACAAGATACTTCAACTCCAGCGACAAGTGATTTTGTTCAAAACGATAGTGGAATAACAGAAGATATCGTAGAGGATGCGAGCCAAACCATATTAGGTTTAATAGGACTTGGAGATGTGTTTAATAACCTGCCATTAAATGAAAAGGGGTATATAAAAGCTATCGGCGATACTTTAGACAGCCTAGTAGATAAACGTGGCTTAAATCGCACTACAGGGGTCTATAACAGGCTTCTGGGAGAACTTCGAGAAGACATGGGTATAGATAAAGATACCGAACCAGCTATTGTGCTAGACCGATTAGGTAAAACTCTAAGTGCATGGCGAGATGTATCTTTTATGCGTGATCCAGAAGAACGAAGACGAGTGTTTATGAGATTAGCCAGAGCTAATACAAGTAAAGAAATGGATAGTATTATTTTAGATATAATGGAGAAATATGGGAAATAACGATCAAAGGGAATACAGTGTCCCGCACATGATGAATATGAGTTATGACAAAACCTATCAGCAGAATACTGTTGAGGTGGTTAGACTTAATCCTTCTACAGGTACGCTTGATCGAGATATAGATAAAAGCGCTTTGGAAACCTTAATAGATGTGGCTAGTTCTACTGTTACTTATATTGGTAAGGCTGCGCCTAATACAGCTACTTCGGCTGCATCATGGCAAATAAAAAAAGTAGATTCCACAACTAACCCTACCTCAATAAAGTTTGCAGATGGGGTTACCTCATTTACTAAGGTATTTGACGACAGGGCTACTTACACCTACTAGCCACCTAAAATCCTCAAAGATATATTCAGGGTAGTTAATATTTCGATATATATGGCTACATTAATGGCGACCACCGTAGGAGATGTCCTAGAAATAATCTCGGATTTAAGAGGAGAATCAACTACAAATACTGATGCAGTAAGAATAAGGGCTGTGAGTAAAGCTGAGCAAGATGTTGCTTTGAGAAAGAAGTTTTCGGAGCATTTAGTGGCTAACCAGACAGCAGTAAGTACAGGGGTTAATGCTTATACAATAGGATCAACGAATTTCCCTATGCGCAAAAAGGGTTTAGAAAGTGTTTATGTTGGTGACACAACCAATTCTAGCGAACATCTAATCATACCCCAGAGCGATTTCAGGCGTACATATAACTCAAATAACGCAGCCAAAGTAGCATACGAATATTATGATGTGGCCAATGATTTATGGAAGGTATATATAAATCCTACACCAGATACAGGGGTCACAATAACATACAGTTATTACTTTTTGCCTCCTACAAGAACTTCTACGACAGATGTAGTTATCAGTCCTAATAATGAAACAATAGCCAGATTAGCCTTGGCTTTCATATTAGAAGGTGAGGAAGAATACGATTTGGCAGATGCTTACAAGAATGAAGCCGAACAAATGATAGCTGAACTCATCGGATTAGAAACCGAGAATGAGTCGGGTAATACACAGTCTTTTAAGAGTGCGTATAGAGGTATAGGAACATACTAATGAGAAGTTATGCAAAGAAAAGACAAACAAGGGAACGGGTAGCCTCGATCCAAGATAGTTGGATTCGTGGACTTAATCTCTTAACATCACAAACGGAAATACGACCTAATGAGTTGTCTAATGCTGTTGATATACAACTGGTGGAGAACGGTAAGGTCCAATGTCCTAGAGACGGGCAGTCATATTACGGAGAATCAAATGGATCAAAGGTTACAGGGATATTTCCATATTACAAATCAGATGGTACGAACAAATTACTTAGAATGGTTGGTACAACGTTACAAGAATACAATGGCACAGGTTGGGATAACGTCACAGGCATGGCATATACAACAGGATTAGATACGCAAGCTGTTATGGCTTATGACCGATTATACCTAGCTAATGGTACAGATGTACTTAGCTATTATGATGGGTCATCAATCACAGCGTTTGTTGAAATATCAGCACCTGGTGCACCTACAGTAACTCGTACGGGTACAACTGGGTCATATACATATTCATATAAAGTTACAGCAGTTACAGCAGTAGGAGAAACGCCTCCAAGCACTGCAGGATCGGAGGTAGCCAATGTAGCGGTATTAGATTCAAGCACATACATGACTGTTTCATGGTCAGCTGTTACAGATGCTATCGGATATAACCTATACGGAAGAAAAGATGGTAAATGGTATTTCATGACATATCTTGAAGGGAATGGGTCAACCTCATATGTTGATAAGGGTGCGTTAACGCCACAAGAGTTGTTTACACCGCCAGAGGGTAACACTACAGGTGGGGCTAGAGGTAAATACATAGCCGTATATAAAGATACCCTATGTATGTTGGGCGACCCAGATAATCCTTCAAGGCTATATTATACAGCAGGCGGTGATTTGATTAACGACTTCTCTGTTGGTAGCGGTGGAGGCTTTATAGATATAGCTAAAAACGATGGCGCTAAAGGCACTGGTTTGATCCAATACAAGAACTCTTTGGTATGTTTTAAGGAAAACGCTATCTATCAGTTTGGGTTTGAAACATCGGGACTTCCTAGTATTACACAGATAACGGCAGCAGTAGGATGTGTTGCTCCAAGAAGCATTGTGGCTGTAGAGAATGACATATTCTTCTATGCTGGAGAGAGAGGAATATTTAGCATCGGTAATCAAGAAGGTTTTGCGTTTGATGTATTAAGAACTAATGAAATCTCTACTAAAGTCCGATCTATTATTCAAACAATAGAACCTAGCCGTAAAACGAATGTGGCGGCTATATACTCAACGGTAGCGAACCATAACCTAGTTATTTTCTCTTATACAGTTACAGGTGGAACTACGAACAGTAGAGCTCTTGTTTATGATAGAGAACGATATGCCTGGTATGAGTGGACTAATATTAACGCTAACTGCTGGACAGCTTACAGAGATTCTAATGGTGCTATGCATTCTTTGTATGGGGATGATTCGTCTGGGTACGTTAAAGAGATTATGAGTGGTAGTGATGATTTTGGTTCAGGGGTAGATGGTACTTTCTCATTATCGGGTGTGTCATTTAAAGCACCTGCGACATATAAAAAATTAAAGAAGATGGATCTCATCCTTCGTGAGCCTACAGGATACATTCAGCTCTCGATAATTAAGGATGGAGTATCAGAAGTCTTAACAGTTCCAATCGGTACAATCTCACCTACGGTTAACTGGGGTCACTATGTTTTCTCTGAATTTTTACTTGGTGTTTCCTCTGGTACGGGTATCTCAACACAGGACCAGAATTTACTCAGAACTTCCAAGAATATGAATATCGAGGGTAGGTATTATACATTGAAATTTACTAATCTATCAGGGTCTTTTGTGTTATTGCATGCAGGATTAGAAGCTAAATTGAGATCACCAAATCATAGAAAAGCTGGTGAAATTATTGAGTATTAGCCCTTGTAGTTAAACGGCATAACAGTTTACTTGTAATAAACAATTGGTAGTTCGATTCTATCCTAGGGCTCCATTCATCATTACTTCTGTTACTCTCCGTATATTCATGCCAGAGGTTTTGCATTTATTATGTATTTTCTCGTGGCAATTTTTGCATACAGTTACGACCCAAAGCGGATTAGTCCAACCCCTGTCGTATCTCAGGTGATGTACCACTAAAAAGTGTCTTTCCCCGCAGATGCAACATTTATCCTTCTTTTCCCGCGAGGAGAATTCCCCCCATACAGGGCCCTTAAGAAACTCATAGTAGCCCTCGTGCCAACCCGGATTTCTTTGCTGTGATTGCCTATTCTTACGTTTTCCCGCGAGCTCTTGCCTCGTAGAAATATTGAATCCCCCTGCTTTTAGCTGGTCATAAACCGAGAGTTTGTTTGTACTACCAATGAACTTCGGGTCGAGTTCAAAATTCTTTCTACATTGGTGACAGTTCACGACTATGGAAACGAAAGTGCTTTGGCCCTTTATCGAATACCGTCTTTTAATACTTATGTTCTTTGTGTGGCATTTAGGGCACTCTATATTGTTATCTCTCATGTATATATATAATTACCTACTTATTATTGTTTATTGTTTACTTATTATTTATTACTGTTTACTTGTTATGTATTATTGTGTAATGCCACACAAGTGTCGCACCGATGCTTAAACCCTTATTTTGTCGCCTAAAACCTCGATTGACTTATCCCAAACTTTCTGGGGCACAGAGTTGGTTTCTTTCAGATAAGAGTCAGATTGGTTATGTCCCATTCCAAATTTTTGATGCCTTCTATGGTTTACTACGCCAACCCAGTTATCAACGAATATAAACTTTTTATCTTCCATAAATTTCTTTTTGATACTACGGACCGTTTCCTTGTCTAATTCAGTCCATAGACATATTTCTTTTTCATTGAGTTCATAGATACCACACATATTGATATTGTCGTTGGTTAGCAGATAGAGAAATAGGAGTTTTTCATCTTTATTTAATTCAGAGAAGTATTCATCTTTCCAGATTATTGTTTTTAAGACTCTAGCTTTCATCTTTGTCCTTCAAAGCCAAAGATCCCCCAAGCACAGGGAAAGGGTTAACTGCAAGGTATACCCTGCTACTTGAGGGGTCTTTGACTTCAACTTTTGATAATACGATTCTACCTTGCATACTAATGTTCTAGCACAATGGATATTCTTTGACAACTAATTTCCCATGGTCTAGTTTTTAGATAATTAGTTATTAAGAATATGGCATACAAAGAAATTTATCAGTCGACAAAACCAGTTTATTCTGGTCCAGTTTTACCAGGACAAAGTCAGAAAAGATATAGTGAGACTGGTAATGCGAATTTTATTGGGCCATTATTATCGGAAACTACGAAACCATCAAGTTCATCGAGTACGAAAAAAAAATCTAGTAACTCCTCAAATAAATCTAGTTCTTCTAAGTCTAGCGCTCCTGCTGCTCCTGTCGATCCTATGGATATTTTTGCACAGCAAGAAGGGATGGCTACAGATGTTTATAAACAAAATCTTTCGGATTCGCTCTTAGCATTGGACAAAAACAAGGCATTAGCAGAACAACAGATTGGTAGTCTTGAATCTCAGAAGAAAACAGATCAAAGCATATTAGAACAGGCTTTAAAGTCAGTTCTCACACAGGCTGGAACAACAAAAGAAAATCTAATGAATCAGGCCGAAGCCGCTACAGAACAGGGTGCAAGTGCAGCAAGACAGGCTACAACAAAGACCAGAAATACATTGCGAGGTTTAGGAATCTTATCTTCAAGTGCAGCTGGAGAACTTTTATCAAGGCCAGGAACAGAGTTCCAAAAGGTTTCGGCAGATGTTCAAACACAATTATCACAGGGAATTAAACAGATAGATGATTTCGTTACCTCTAAGACAGAAGAAAACGCATTAAAAGTTCAGCAATTATTACAGCAGTACACAGATCTAATTGGCCGTATCCAGACCGATTTAAGATTTAGCGACAGAGAGAGATTATCAGCTGTTAAACAAGCCAATCTAGCCAGAGATCAGATGTTATCTGAGATCAGAGCTAATCAAACAAACTATCAATTACAAGCCCAAACATTAAAGAATAATCTTTTGTCTGGTGCGACTAGCACATTTGGAACAGCAACTACAAATCTAGGTGCAGCTGCAGAGGGTAATAATAATATCCAGGGAACTACTTTCACTCCACAGAATACGAAGGTCAGTACAGATATTTATACCCAGAGAAAGAAGTTATCAGACTTAATGGGAGGCGCTGTAGCTAGTTACGGTAATTAAAGGAGGTCTATGGCTTTAGACCTAAATTTCTTAAAGAAAAAATATGAGGAAATGCTAGGTGGTGCTGGTAATGCAATAATGACCGCTGGTGCTAATGTGCAGAACTGGCTAGAAAGTCCTACCTCAAGGGTCAACTTACCTTTAGTTGATGAGAATAGTTTAACCGCTAGAACTTCAATGGTTCCTAGACCTATTGCTAATATGTTCAAGTCGGGCATAGAAACAGTAGCAACAGAAACTCCTAAAACGATGTACGATATCAGCAAATCTTTGGCTGCTATGATACAGGGTTTTAGGGGACAGGATATTAGACCTTACCAACCAACTTCAACAGCGGGAAAGTTTGGACAATCTTTGGCAGATCAATATGTGTCAGCACAAAACCCATTAGATTTAATTCAAAAACAATTTGATACAGTAGGTAATTATGGCCCAGGAAAAATGTCTGTACCCCTTACGAACATTAGACTGCCTGAATTTGGTATATCAGAAAGCCAAGGTGCTAGAAACCTATCCGATATGATCGGGGCTTTTAAAGCTCCATTGGCGGCAACAGGGCTAAGTAACCCAATGGGAATGTTAGGATACACAGTATTGGGCGGAGCAATGAATGTTGGCATAGCTCCATTTACCACAAGGGGAACAAATGTAATTAAGAACTTCAACGAAGGCGCTATGAATGCATCCGAGAAGGCTGCCTTAATGACTGGCGGTATGACCGCTACCAACCCTTATCTTGCTCGATTAGGTGGACTTCCAGCTCAATCCGTAGGTAATGTGGTTCAAGGTATAGGGTTAGATCGTGCTGCAGGATACGAAACAACACCAGAGTCAATGCTATTGGATTTAATAATGCCAGGTGCTAGTAAGTTAGCGAGTAAAGCTACTAAAGCTGCTTTAAAAAATGTTGCAGATCAGATTAATAAAACAGGAAAAGTTGATGATGTTACAGTCAGACAGATTGTTAGCGAAGCAGATAAGGTTGGCATAAAAACTAACGAGATGGAGGTAAAACAAAAACTAGAACAACCACAGATTAAAGAAACTCTAAGGGTTTACCGTGGTGAAGGTGGTGCTATTCAAGACGTATTAAAAGAATCTGGTGCGGGTGCTATGTTCGGGGAAGGTAAGTACTATGCAACAACTCCTGAGTACGCAAGTAAATACGGCAAGGTAAGTGCAGAGAATCTGGACTTAAAGTCTAGTGAAATTTTAAAGCTAGATACTGATGCTAAACTAGATGGCTATGTTAGAAAGGCAATGCAGGCCTATCCCGAAATGGATGGTACCACAGCCATATCTAAGTTAGCAGCAGATGAAGGTTAT